CTTATGACAAATGATACCACTTATCATTGGAGGTATTCTCATGTATGCCTTCTTTAATTCTCCAACAGAACAGGTACCCGGGTCAAAGAATTTTCACATGTCTGATGGTGCATCAGCTGCTATGTATAAACTCATGAAAGAGCGTGGCATGTCTGACGAAAACCTTAGACGCTTCGTCATCATGGAGGATTATTTACTTGAACTTGAAAAGATATCTGTGTGTACAGGTATTCCTAGACTTGGTGAAGCCACGAGCATGTCACAACAAATTAAGGATTACTTTCTAGGATATGACTTTTCTTATCACACCTTTCATCTTAAACAAGTATCCGAACCTAGTAAAATCATAAACAAATTTGTGTCATGTTAATAAGACCCTCGAGTAGTTTGCGGTGTTTTTCACTATTGACAGTCATAGGATTATCAAAAATGTACATGATGAGATCGTTATCGTCTTTAGCTTCCTCTTCATGTGCCAAACAGTAAAAGTCATTTCCGACTGTTCGTAAATAATCGGCAATTACGTAGACTATAGCATCAAGAAGTTCCTCGGATGCCATTTCAAGCCACGAATCCTTTTTCGTTCCCCATGTTACTGTATCGTCCATAACACGTACACCATGACCATACTTAGATATCCCTAAATCTAGACGATTAATAACCTCTTCCCGGACTGTCATTTAGTAGTTTATGTCATTAAACTTTAACTAGGATTTCATTTTTAAAAGTTGCGAATAACAATTTTTAAATATGAATTGTAATACTATTTATTAAAATACTTCGTATGAGTATTTAGTTGGAGAACGCGAGACCACCCATACCGGATTGGATGCGAAGGACGTTGTAGTTGGTCGCGAACATGTTGAGGGAGGTGCCGGCATCGGTGCCCATGCCGGACTTAACCTTGATGGCAACCTGGGCGTTGTCGATGCGGGAGAAGTTGCAAGTGCCGGTAGGCTGATGCTCCTCGGGCTTAAGCGCGAAAGAATACGCATAGATGCCGGGCATGGGGCAGCCAGAGTGGTGGTTGTAGGGCTGCACGGAGTTGAAGTACTTACCGGACTGCTCCTTGAACCTGTCCTGACCGTTGAGGACAAGCTTGAAGGTCTCGACGGGGCCGACGGCACCCTCGCCAGAGGCACCCTCCTCAATGAGGCGGAGGGAGGGGGCACCAGTGCCAGTACCGGTGGCGTAGAGAGGAACACCGGCGGCGTGAGTGAGGGGCACGAAGCAGTTGGAGTCCGAACCGGGAGCGATAGGGCTGGAGCTAATCTTTACCTCAGTCTGACCGACGTTGGAGGTGAAGTTCCAAAGCTTGGCACGAGTGGCATCGGAGGCAGTCGCGGCGAACACGAGCTCCTTGATGGGGTGGTTGTACGAGAGGCGGACCTGCTTGGTCTGGCCGACGGTGAGGGCATCAACACCAGTGTGCTGAACCTGCTCAATGAGGTACTCGTGACCCTTCTGGGCGAAACGCCTACGCTCCTCAGTGTCGAGGTACACGTAGTTACCCCAAACCTTGAAGGTGTTAAGGTTGAAGTAGGTGTCGAATTCGGAAGTTAAATCGAAATCAACGCGAACCTCGTGGTACTGCAGGGCAATTAGTGGGAGATAAAGACCGGGATTGCGGTTAAAGAAGAAAATAAGAGGAAGGAAGACCTGACCCTTACCCGAGGTCATCTTACCCCAGTTAGCCTTCTTAGACTCATCGAGGTAGAGCTCGGAGTACATGCGCCACCAACGCTGGTAGTGCTTGTCAATACGCTGGCCACCGATGGATAATTCGGCAGTCTTGATCGCACGCTCGGCGACCCAGTTGCAGTCATCCGCGGCACCGGAAGCGGTAACGAGAGAATCCTTAGCGGAAAGCTCAACATACATGTCGCCAATGAGGTCACCGTTGCGGGCAACAGTCACAGAGATGCGGCCGTTGGCGGAAGGGTTTCCGTTGGTAGTCTGCTCGATGTTCTCCATCGCGAAGTTAGTGTGACGCTTGTAGACAGCCTGGAAGAAAGTAACCTTAGGGTTACCAGTCAGGTACACGTCCTGCGCGCCGTACGCTACGAGTTGCATAAGTCCACCCGCCATTTTGAAAGTTGTTTGTACTATATAGTAATATTTTTTTTTGGCCTGATATCGCACATGCGAAAAATAGACATTGGTCTTTTCTCGGTATACCTCAAATGTCTAGTGACCAAGAGCCTGAAATCGAGGAAGGTGAGATCCTCCCAGAGGAGGAAGATGATGAACTTTTCATGGAGGAAGATGATGAGCCGAGTATCGATCTCCTCGATATTCTCACAACCCCAGATGGTGATACTGTATGCAGTGCCCTGGTAGCACTCGTACAGCAAGTCGCCACTCAAAATAAGATACTTATAAAGATCCTTGGAAAACTATCAGCTTAAAAATAACTGCCTTCTATTAGTAAATTGAGGGATGGAGACCCACTTCATATCCGAAGATGCAGACCAACATCAATCGAATATGGAAATTATTAAAAACCAGATCCAAACATTGGACAGTGAGCAACTCTTGAGTGTTCTCGAAGATGAAGAAAAGAACTGGGGACTACAAACAAAGAACAATACACGTGTATCCTTTGAACTTGGCTATCGCAAGTTCTTCAGGCCGGATGAAATCAACTTGAAAACCGGTAAACCATTTACGGTTAATTTGGAGAACGTTTCGACTACGCACATGAGATTCATCACACAGATGGGACAAATCTATCATCGTGCAGTGGCTTTGGAGATTGATAAGTACGAACCCGAAGATGACGGCCTGAATGTTGCTTCACGTATCAATCGTGTCATTGAACAAATTGATGATGCTTTTCAGATTGTTCATAGAGATACTCGCATCTACGAACGGATCAATAAACCTACGAAGGTCTTAATCGCACCCGAATCTGATCCATCCCTTTTCCGTTGTAACACATCCGAGATTGAAACACTCTCACCCTATCAGCGATCACTTATTTCTTTCTTAAATCATACATACATCAATAATATTAGGCGTTACAAGGGGTACTGTTGTACACAAATTATTACAGCCGAAGGTTACACTACACGTGCATGGAAGGCTGTGAGAACTGTAGAAGCCGAAGTCTATAGGTTCTCTCAAAAGGAGACGAATCGTGCGAATTGGGAGAATCTTACTTCTAAAGGATCAACTATAAATGATGTTATTCGTCACGCGTCTAAGTGTTACGATATTCAGTTTCCCGAAATTGTAAAAAATAGACATGTATGGAGTTTCAAAAATGGACTCTTCATTGGTAAAGAGTATGTACCTGCTACTGGTAAGTATAGGTCTAAGTTTTACAGCTATGATAGTAAAGAATATCAGTGTCTTGATCCAACTATTGTAAGCTGCAAGTACTTCGATCAAGTGTTCGATGGATATGAACACCTGGAAGACTGGTGGGACATCCCTACACCGTATTTCCAAAGCATTCTTGATTATCAAGGCTTCGATAAGAATGTGGCTAAGTGGATGTATGTTATGGGTGGTCGTCTATGCTATGATGTTGGTGATCTAGATGGATGGCAGATTGCTATGTATTGCAAGGGTGTTGCGAGAACGGGAAAGAGTACTCTTCTTACAAACGTTTTCCAAAAATTTTATGAAGCTGAAGACGTTAAAACCCTGAGTTCCAACTCTGAGAAGCAGTTCGGTCTTTCGGCGATCTATGATGGGTTTATGTTTATTGCCCCAGAGTGTAAAACGAACATGAGTCTTAATCAGGCAGAGCTTCAGTCGATTATTAGTGGAGAAGATGTGAGCGTTGCAGTAAAGCACGAGAAGGCTAAGTCTATCAAGTGGGTTACACCAGGTTGTATGGCTGGTAACGAACTTCCGGACTATAAGGATGCATCTGGTTCCATTCTTCGACGTCTACTGGTGTTCGATTTCCCTAAGCAGGTAAAGGATAAGGATGCTGACCCTCATCTTAACAACAAGTTGGCGGGCGAAATTCCAGCGATTCTCTTGAAGTGTATTCGTGCATACATTGAATACGGACAAAAGTACGCAGATAAGGATGCATGGGCAGTTGTCCCAGCGTATTTCAAGAAGATCCAGAAACAGGTGGCCATGGTTACAAGCTCACTGACGAACTTCCTCGAGAGTAGTGCGGTGGACCGGGGAACGAAGCTCTTTGTGCCACAACAGGTGTTTACTCCAGCATACACCATTCACTGCACACAAACACTCAACCTTGGAAAGCCGCGATTCAATCCAGATACATATGCGGGGCCATTCAGCTCCTATGGTATTGAGGTGAGAGAAGAAGCTGTAACCTATAAGGGTCGCTCCTACAGAAAACAACCGGTGTTCTATGGTGTCGATGTGGTCGATGACAACGAAGAGATACTCAGAAACGGTTACTAAAAAAAATCCACTTGTATAGTAACATGGACGTCCAGGGTATGCGACGATTCGTAAAAAATTCAAATGTCGAAATCAGAACCGACAGTAACAGTGATAGTAACAATAACAATAATAACTTTGCTCGTGAACTTGAAAGTGTTATGGAAGTTGAGTCTAATAAACTCAACAAATACTTGAAGGAAAAGAATACCACAGAGTATGGCAACTTTGCACAGTTCTTAGATGACGAAGAGTTTGTTGTATCTGCGTTAAAGCCGGGTATGTTCAATGTGACCGTCAACAAAAATTTTGACAAAGAGGCTCGCTTAGATCTTAAAAAGATCTTGAGAAAACCCATTCGTCCAGCTGAGATTCTTGTCGGAAATATAAAGATCCAGGTAACTGAAATACGAGGTCTTTACGGGAGATTTCAAACCGGTTTCAGGAAGGATGCACAAGGGTCACAGGGTAACATAGACGGGTTCCAGTTTTCTGCAGTTGATTTCAAGGCCCGTATGTTCGATTCTAGAGAGGAAAAGGGTATTAGTTTCACCGTTTATAGAAACGGTAAAATCAGGTATTCAGGTGGATTCTTGGGTATTAACAATATAACCAAGCAACCCGACGCTATCAAGAAGTATATTGTAGACAATTATACTGATGGTCAGTTTTTCCTCTACAACCCCGCGTTTTATAACAATATTAGTGGTCAATTTAAAGTAAACGCGAAGTTTCGTAGCTTGAAGCGTATAGTATCTCCCTTAGCTGTCGCTCAATACGGAATCGAACCAACTTCCAGTTATGAACCCGAACTTTCCCCCATAGTCTATGTAGACTACAAAGGATTCAACTATAACATCACTGAAAATGGTATAATCCAAATACTTGGTATTTCCAACCCAGATGATCTCATCGAGGCGTATGAGAAGGGTTCGCAACTTATGAAAAAGTTCAACAAAGGTGGAGAGTTCCTCTCGACGGGTCTCTTACATAAACCCGCTAAACGTGTAGTAAAGGGTAAAAAGTCTACATGCCCCAAATTACGCGTCCCTCCTTGCAAAAAGGGATTTTCTGCACGAAAGAATCCACAGGGTTTTGATTGCTGTTACAAAATTCCAAAGAAAACGCCTAAGCGTAAGGCAGCCCCCGCCACACCACCTGTTAAGAAGTATAACGTAGCCATGACTAACAAACAGGAGTTGAAGATCAATGGTATATTATGTAGGCGTTTACCCAAAGAGGTTGTTATAAAAACTGCCCGGGATATGGGTATTGTGGGTGTCAGTAAAAAGAACACGGTTGCTGAAATCTGTAAGATGATTTCTATGGTTCAGCGTGTCAACCCAGTTGTCAATTCTATAAAGGTTGGTAACAAAAACATGAAAGTTACTGGTAAGAATAATACGTTCAGGTTAAGTAACAGGATATGCAAAACATACAAAAAGGAGAAACTCAAACAAATCGTTGACGCACTCAAAATCAAACGCACAAATAAAGAAACTGTCCCCCAGCTGTGTAGGATGATTGAAAAATACAAGCCAATGCAGAACCTTCGCAAAAAGATCGTAAGTGCATATGGTGCTGCATGGATTAACAAGTATAAGCCCTCGATAAACAGTGATGTGAAAGAACTTAGCAATAAAATAGCTACGACAAACGTTCTCAATGTTGACCAGTTAATCAAACGAACAGTAGCGGCTAAGAAGCGTGCGATGCGGCCCAGGCCTCCTCC